AGATGCTGAACGAGCGTTAGGATCAGTACCTGCCTGAGCACCAGTCGCAGATGCGTTAGCAGCGAAGGTGTTACCTGAGAACGATGCGTCTGCTTCTGAGAACATTGCTTCAGTGCCAGTCTGTGAAGTGTAACGTGAACGCATTGCGAAGATCAGACCAGTAGGACCAGTCATTGGTTGTACACCAGCGATATCGTATGCAATCAAGTTAGGCATAGAACGACGAACCAGTGAAATCAATACTGGGTCGAAGATATCTACAGAACCATCACCTGCAGTTGAAGAAGATGCACCCATTGCGTTTGCTGGTGCTGCTTCGCCCAACAAAGTAGGTGAGTTGTAACCACCTGAACCTTGTGCTTGCTCACGAGCAGAACGTTCTTGGTTTTCTAAAAGTTGTGCAACTGTGTTACGCTTATGAACATCGGTAATCTTTTCCAGATCTGGATGCTCAAGAACTGGTTGCCACTTAGTGACTAATGCGTCTTGTGCCATTATAGGTCTCCTATTGAGTTATTTTCCTAATGTATTTTATTTATAAAAATTACTTTTTGATGCTCTTAGCGATAGCATTCATATAAGAAGTCATTTCAGGAGCAACTGCTGGTGCTGAATCTTCTTCAACCTCAACAATTTCTTCATCCATGTTTACTTCTTCAGAGAGGTCAACTTCTTCACCGAAGTAGTTCTCTTTAATAGTCTCAAGTTTTTCAGCATAGGTTTCTGCATCCTCAAACTCTACGCCTTCAGCAAGAGACGCCAATTTGATTGCTTGAGATTCAGTCAAACCTTCAGTAGTCTTTGCAAGAGTTTGTGCTTTTACAGACTCATCAATTTCTGCTTTCAGTTCGATGTTCTTTTCAACTTGCTCATTGAATTGCTCTTCCAACTCATTGATCTTTGCTGCCATTTCGTCAACAAGGTCAACTTTCTCTTCTGGAATATCAATGTAGTTCTCAGTGAACAAATCTTTCAGACCTGCCATGAAGTTTTCCATGATCTCAGTCTTGATACCCTGCTCAATAGCAAGTTCGTTTTCTTTAACCCACTCTTCAGCAACGTATGACATGTAACCATCAACTTCGGTCGCCAGAGATTCTTTGATCTCTTCTTTTGCTGCTTCCATTTCTGCTTCCATATCAACAGTAACATTTTCAAGGATTTCATTAACCTTTGAAACTACTGCTGCTTCGAAGATAGTGGTTGCTTTAGCAACGAAGTCTTCAGAAAGTTCTTCACCTTTGAACATTGCTGCAACATCTTCTGCTACATCAACGTCTTCGGCAGTAACTTGACGCAACTCAGACATTTTGATAGTTTCAGCAACTTCTTCTGCTGCAACTTCTTCTTTGCCTTCAAGCATAGCAAGTAACTTTTGAACTTCTTCGTTCTTCATACCCTTTACAACATCAACGATTTTATTGACTGCTTTTACCTTAGTTGGTTTTACAGAATCGCCTTGCTCTGGGTTCTTATTCTTATCCTCATCTTCTGGCTTGCCACCTGGAGGAGTGTTCTCTTTAGTTGTTGGATCAGGTACTTCCGCATCAACACCGAAAGATGCTTTCGCCTCTTCGATTTGACCTTCTTCCTGAACTACAACTTCTTGTTCGAGTTCTTTTTCAGACATTTTGGGATTGCTCCTATTGAAGTTATCTCTATTGTTTTTTATTTATAAAAGATAAAATTTTACTTACTTTTTAATTTTGTAAATTCTATTCTCACTGAGAATTCTGTTTAACGAACCACCGCCTATATTAAAGTGTTCGCAAATTTGCTTTTTGGTGTAGTTATGATGAATATACAACTCTTTCAACTCAACTACATCAACCACAACCTTATTTGGGTTTGACCTACCTTTTAACTTTTCTGAGATCCTTTTCTTTTGAGATTCAGAAATTATTCTACTCCTAGATCCATTTTTCTTCGCTGTTGCTTCACGTTTTTCTATCCATTCTTTTTTCCATTTTATACCCTTTCTACTTGGAGGTCTAAGGTCAACACCAACCCTATTAGTTAAAGGTAGATTGAAAATATCAACACCCCATTTTATAAACATAGACTCAGTTTTATATGCATCATTCTCATTATCCGTCTCATATATTTTTAACGGTATTGGTTCATGACCCAAAAGTCTAATTGTTTCAATATACTTTCTTTTCTTTTTATTTGTTTTGTCGCCATTATGTCTTAAGTGGTCGTACATTCGATTTTTAGTTCCCTTTCCAATATAGAAAGGTTTATCGGATATAGGATCAATTAGAGCATAAACATAATATCTCATATTACAAAATAGAATCTACATACTTTTGGAAAATTTCTAGCATCCTTTCTTCAGATAAAGTTCCCCTTTTAACATTTTCTTCTATTGAATTCTTTGCATGATAAGCAGAAACTTCTCTTTTTAAATTTCCATTATCATCAAACCAAAACTCTACACCTTCCATAATACCTGATACAAAGGCATTAGGAGCAGATGGGTCTGCTACAATATCAGCAGCAGTTGCTAGATAAAAATCGTTTTGAACTTCAGCGATACCTTTAGAGTTCTGTTTCAAAGAACCCATACCACGTGAAGACACACCAAGTTGTGCTCCTTCATCCATTAGTGACTTAACAATAGCACCATATGGAGTTTCGGTCATGATTTTAGCACGACCCATAAAGTTGTCGCCATTGCGTTCCAACTTAGTGATCATATGAGAAACACGCTCTAGATTAATAGTTGGACCCTGTGGGTGTCCCAACTCACCATAAGCACGATTCTTCTGAATATAGTTTTCGTTATAACGTCCGATTTCTTTCTCAAGAACTTCGGTAGGATACATGCGACCATTACGGTTTTTGATAGCACCCTGCATGAACACACCTTCAATAAAGTAGTTCTTCTTGCCGTCTTCCTTTGCTTCAGAAAGATAGTTAATTTCTTCCGTGATCTCAGTAATGAGTTTCATTTTTAAATCCTTGCGTCGTAGTAGTCTTTGGACAATTCGCCACGAACTGTTGTTTCCCCTGCTTTACGGCACTTCACATATGTTTGTTGTGAGTTTCCGTTGGGAAAGGTAAATGTTCTTACACCAGAAGCGACAGTTCCATTTGGATCGCCTTCTTGTGTTCCAGCGTTATCGTATTCCCAGATACCGCCAGATCCTGGAACAGTTACCCATGCCATTGTTATGCTGTTACTGCTTCACGTGAACCATCAAACTGGTGATCACCTGCTACTGGGTGCTTAGTTGATTGGATAGTATGTGAATTTTTAAAATCTTGTTCGCCTTTTGCTCTTGGTTCTAATGACTTTGTTTCATCATTAGTTTGAACATTAGGTGTCAAATCGTCTGCGTTTGCAGTACCCGTGCCTTCAGCAATATATTCTTTAAAACTCTTCATCTTGAACCTCTTCTGATTCTTGTGGTTGGAGTAAGTTTGCTGCAACACGCACACGCTCGATGTTTACTGCGTCTTGAATCTTTTCCAACATCTCATCTTGGAAAATGTTACTTGCTTCTGCTTTGTGACCAGAAGCGATGGCATTTACCATATCTTTAATAGACATAACTATCTCCTAATTATTTGTTCATCTATATTTATAAAAGTATTATTCTTGGGGGATGTCCATGTCATCCATTTCATCACCCATCTCTTCTGCTTCAATCTCAATCTGAGTTTCGATTTCTTCGATCTCATCTTCAGTTTGCATCAAGACGTTCTTGCGAACCCACTCAACTGAGTAATATTTACCAACAAACTGATCAACATCAGCAAGCATACCCAAACGTTCACGCATAATTTCTGCGTTCTTCAGTTCGGTGAAATGATTATCTTCTAGGAAATCAAAGAAGATCTTAGACTTCATTTCTTTCCATTCTGCTCTGGTAATAATACCTTTCAGCAACAACTGACGTTCAAGCAGAATCATAAAGAGTTCTGAGAAACGTTTGCGCAGACGATTGATAAAACGATTGAACTTTAGTTCGTCACGAGTGATTTCGTTAGCACGACCCAAGTTGAAAGTTGATTCGTTTTCTAAACGTGATACTGGAACATTCAATGCTTCGTATAACTTCTTGCGGAAGTACAACACATCATCCATCTCACCCAAATTTTGACCTGGAGGAAGTGTGGTGATCTCTGTACCTTTACCGCCTTCACGACGTGGCAACCAGTAATCTTCAAGCATTGTCATAAACTTACGATCATCACGGACTTCGCCAGTGTTTGCATCGTATACAAGTTTGTTCTTATGTTTTGCCATCATGTCACGCAGATATTGTTCTGCTTTTGCTTTTGGCAAGTTACCCACATCAATGTAGAAGATACGTCTTTCAGGTGCACGTGCTAAACGATAGATAACCGTAGCATCTTCAAGCATACGCAACTGATTTAATGGTTTGATTGCTTTGTGCATATGACTTAGAATCATATCGTTTTTGGTTGATACGATTCCAGAAGTTACATAAGCAATAGAGTCTGGTGCAATCTTAACACCTTGTTGACCAGTTTGAACACCCTTTGGTGAGTAAATGAAATATTCATTGTACTTCTTTGGAGTTGCCTCAATCTGATTAGGCATCATTGCTTTATTGTCTTTCTTTTCAGAACGAACTTTTTTGATTTTTCTTGGATCAATAAAACGAAGTTCTTGAATACCCAACTTTGGATTTTTGGTGTCAATCATCAAGTGATAGTATAGACGACCATCAACATACCAGTTGCGGAAAATATCGTATGCTTTATTTTCAAAGTGGAGAAGGTTTAGGATACCATCAAACTCTTTACGAATCGAGTCTTTGAGTTTGTCAGGCACATTTTCGCAG